ACACGTACTGATAGCACTTTATTTATATGGGGAAATAATGGCTCCGGTCAATTAGGATTAAACGATATCTTTACCAGATCGTCACCTGTGGTTGTTAATTATGGTTCATTAAGAAATAGAATAAATAGTAATATAACGCAGATTGGTACCTCATCATGGAAACAAATATCCGCTGGATTAAATTTTAGCACTGCTATTGATTCTTCAGACGCTCTCTACACATGGGGTAATAATGTTAGTTATACAATGGTATTCACTGACCAGTTTATACATGATATTACCAGTGCTGTTGGACTCTCAGCTCAATTAGTAAGCTCAGGAATATCACATAATGCTGCAATTACAATATAATAGTAATTTGGAAATTTTAAATGGCTAATTACGCTTTTATAGAAAATAATGAAGTTCAAAGTGTATACGATTTTCTCCCTGAGAATTGGAGAAACATTAGTAATTTTCGTGCTCTTGAAAATGACTGGAACTATCTTAATTTACTTGGCTGGTTTAAATTAATAAAGACACCACCTGATTATAATTCAAACACGCATAGAATAGACATCCCATACCATTATATTGAAAATGGCCAAGTGTATGAATCTTTTAAGATAGTAGAATTACCACCGCCGGCCGCACCCCCACCGGAACCAGACCCTGAATACTTAAAAATGATAAAATGGGAAGAAATAAGAATACAGCGCAATCAAATGATGAATGATTTTGATTGGCATTATTCGAGATATGAAAGAGAAAAAAGATTAGGGGTACCATCCACTGATACTTTAGAGAGCCTAGATACTTATATGCAGGCACTTGCAGATATAACAAAACAAAATGATCCGTTTAATATTGAGTGGCCATATTTTATTAGTTAAAAATTTTGGAGAATAATATGCATGATATTGATTTGATGTTAAAATTACAACTTGATGGGAAACATGAAGAAGCAAGAGCAATTTCAGATAAGTTAGAATTACAAGGCCCAACAAAAATTCTAGATGCAAAAGGTACAAATACAGAGGATATTTGGTTTCGTCATAGTTTTAATCGTGGGTGGTTTCTTATTCAAGAGGGTGATTATCAGGCCGGTGCGAAGCTACTTGAGCACGGTAGGTTTTTAAATGTTTATGGTTCCCCACCACTAAGAACAAATGCACCTATTTTTAATCCGGACATTCATTCTATAAAAGGCAAATCCATCATTCTCTCACTAGAAGGTGGTTTTGGTGATGAAATTATTCATGCAAGATTTGCAACTAGTTTTAAGAACCAAGGTGCAAGCTATGTATATATTGCAGCTGCACCAGAACTGATGTCGCTATTTTCAAGAATAGAAGGCGTTGATGGTGTAATTCTTAGAAATCAAGCTCATACTGTTAACCATGATTATTGGATTCCTGGATTTTCATCTGGATGGGTTGCTGGGCATACTTTTCAAAATTTCTTATCAAAGCCGTATATAACACCAAAAACAGAATCTGTTGAAATTTGGAAATCGCTTATTAAAAGTGATAAAGTTAAAGTGGGTATTCGTTGGGCAGGTAATCCAAAGTTTGAGCATCAACAGTTTAGACGTTTTCCTGAAAAGTTTATTACTAATTTGAGCAAGTATGATGAGCTGCAAATTTATAGCTTACAGAGAGATCATAACACTATTGCTCTTCCAGAAAGTATAATAGACTTGCAGCATTTTCTACTGTCATGGGAAGATACAGTGGCAGCAATTGCAAATATGGACATTATTATTTCCTCATGCACAAGTATTGCCCATCTTGCAGCCGCCATGGGTAAAGAAACATGGGTTATTGTTCCGATTCTTCCTTATCATACTTGGACATACAAATCACCCGATAGCACAACAACACCGTATTATGATTGTGTAAAAATTTTTAGACAACAAGATCCATCAAATTGGAATGATACTTTTCAATCTTTATATACACATCTTGAAAAAAAGTTTAATCTCAAATATATTAATCAACCAAATGAGGACAGAATTATAAAAAGACTCAATATTGGTTGTGGATTAAAGAAGTTTAATGGGTTTCTTAATGTTGATAAAGCTGATTATGTTAAACCTGATCAACGAGTTGATCTGAGCGTGCTGCCATTTCCTTGGTCTGATAATGAATTTGATCATATAATTGCTAAAGATGTACTTGAACATCTTGATTGTGACTTTGTTAAACTAATTAAAGAGATGTATAGAGTAAGTTATAACGGTGCAATATGGGAAATTCAAGTACCGCATTGGAGATGTGATGTTTCGGTAGATGATCCTACTCATAAAAAACAAATTACACCTGGAATGTTTAATTTGTTCAATAAGAAAATTCAAATTGAAAAGGTTCAGAGTGGTGAGCCTGATTCATTTCTATCTTTTGAAAATGATGTTGATATAGAAATTTGTGATTTGCAGTTTGAATATACTCACCCATTTAAGGAAAAAATAAAGAAAGGTGAAATTAGTGAAGAAGAATTAGTCTACACACTTAACCATCTTAATAATGTTGCTTCTGCTACAAGAATCTTAATACAGGTTCATAAACCGGGAAGAATTGATAATGATGAATTTAGACGAGCAGTTGAGTCAATCCTCAACAAGAAATAGTTTATTTTACTCACATAATATTAATGTTGAACAATCTTATATTATTACACTGAAAAATAATTCTGTTTCAGAAAACTATTCTAGAAGATGCCAAGAATCGTGCAGAAAGGTAGAAATGCCCTTTACTGTTTGGGATGCTTTTGATGGCACACAAGGTACTATAGATATACCCGGTCATTCAAAGAATAGTGATATAATGAAAATGTTAAAAGTCACTGACCATTATTTGACAAGAACGGAACTTGCATGCGCACTGAGTCATATAAGTTTGTGGGTAAAATGTGTACTGATAGACTCCCCAATTGTTGTACTTGAACATGATGCTATTATGGTGAGAAAATTTGAACATCATGGACATTTAAACTCAATCGTATATCTCGGAGGTCGTGAGTGGGCAAAAAAAGATTGGAAAATTTATCCAATTCCTCCCCATGCATCCGAAGGTCCAAATTATCTTTTTATTTGTAGAGCTCATGCATATTCAATTGATCCTATGGTAGCAAAAAATCTTATTGCTCACGTTATCAAATTTGGAATTTGTGCTCCGTTAGATATTATGATGAGAGCTGATTTATTCAATATTACTCATCAAGGATTATATGCTTTTGATGATTCAGAATTAGAAAACACTATTAACAAAAGACCGGATACAGGCCGTTCAACAAAATTAAATAGTAATTTGGAAGTGTAATGTATAAATTTACGATGGATTTTAATTGTGGTAGAGGGGCCTGTGTAAACATTAGCCATCTTATTAACACGTATGGAGTACCTAACACTATTGTTGAAGTAGGTGTTTTTGAAGGGTCAACAACGTTTTGGGTTAGTGATGAGCTAACCAAGTATAATAAAAATTTAAAAATTTATGCTATTGATCCTCATGCCAGTAGTATAGACCTTCCAGATGATTTAAATTTGGTGCATAAAAATTTTATACACAATATACAAGAATGTAAAAATAAAAATGTTGAGTATATGAGAAAGCATAGTGAATTTGCTTTGATGGATTTAATCAATAATGAGGTCAAGGCGGAGCTTATCTATATTGATGGAGACCATAGAGCAAGCGAAGTATTAACTGATCTTGTTTTGTCCTGGAAAATACTTGTTAAGGGTGGTGTGATTTTATGTGATGATGCTTCTGTCTGGAAATACACTGATCAAAATGGAACCACTTCAGCACAAATGTCTCCAAAGATGGCTGTTGATGCCTTTATACAATGCAATTGGCATAAGTTGAATATTGTTCATATACCGGATATGAGCCAAACCGCCTTTATAAAATTATAGGTTTATTATGAATATTGGTGAACAAATTAATAATGTAAGTCACTTTCTTTACATGAATAAAAAATATAGAGAAGCGGGAGATTTGCTTTCTTGCTGTATTGAATTAGCCCCAAAAGATCAGCCAGGAATAATAAAAGAACTGATTGATAATGCTAAAATGTGTTATTTTTTAAGTACTGATATTGAGAAGGCATATCAATTTTTATTAAAGCTTGAAGAACTTAAATATGAAATTGGCTGGGAGCATACAAGAGATAAAATTCAATTTATGCGATTACTAGGAAGATATAATGATTTTTTGAGAATGATATCTGATTTACCGGAAAGGAGTGAGAAATATCTTTTTCATGGGTGGTATTTACATAAGACAGGTAAATTTAGAGAAGCTTTTGAAGTTACAGAAAAAGCAAGAAATGGTGTCTACTGGTGGAATAATACTCCACCCGGCCTTCCTGTTTGGGACGGGATTGATACTAATAAAACCTTACTAGTTTGCGGTGAAAGCGGATGCGGGGATGAAATAATTTTTGCAAGATGGATACCAGAACTTAAAAAACATTGCGGTAAAGTTGTTTATCATCCTCATAAAATTTTTATTGATGATGTTATATGTAGAGTATTTAATATTGAGAAGTATAATGGACAACAATGTGACTATCTAGTACCTTGTATGAGTCTTCCTTATCTTTTAAAAAGCAATGACCCTGAACCACTCACATACCTCACATCTAATAAATCACTTAAGAAAGTAGGAAATAAAATTCGAATTGGTATTAATAATACTGGTGATATTACCCATCCTGAAATTCATATGAGAATTATTCCTTTAAAAATGCTTGTTGATAGTTTAAAAGATCTAGGTGAACTAGTTAATATTCAAAAGGACGTTATAGAGGCAAATGAAAATATAACCTACCCAAAAATTGAAACATGGGAAGACACGCTTGCTATTATTGATTCGTGTGATCTAATTGTTACTGCTTGTACCAGTCTTTCGCATGCAGCAGGGGCTCTTGGGAAAAAAGTAATTGCTTTAAACAATATGTCGGATTATTTTACATGGTGCTCTGTTGATCAGGTTGGTAAGAGTGATTGGTACGAAAATGCCTGGTGTATTAGACAAACAGAATGTGGTAGGTGGGATAATATTGTTGAGCAAGCTAGAGAGATTGCAATAAAGCTTTTGGAGGATAGATGATTGGTACAACTTGCGCATATACTATATGTAAGAATGAAATAAAATACGTTGAAAAGTGGCTATTCTATACCCAAGATTTTGATTATAGGTGTATTTTAGATACAGGATCCACTGATGGTACATATGAAGAATTTAAAAAAGTGGGCAATGTAATTATTGAGCAAAAAACTTTTTTACCGTGGCGGTTTGATATTGCAAGAAATTACAATTTAGATATGATACCTAAAGATGTTGAATGGTGCCTTTCTCCAGATTTAGATGAATATTTTTCAATTAATGTGCTTGAAGAAATAGAAAAGACCGTGCAGCTGCATCCAAATGTAGATAATATCTCATGTGATAGATTAGATGTTTATAGTAAATGTGTAAGAGTAGGTCCTCCAAAATTTCTTGGAACAAACAAAATTCATAAGAAAGATCATTACACATGGGTTCAGCCAATATATGAACATTTGAGGTTTAAACATATCAATAGATCAGAGATAGAAATATATAATGAAGATATATACCTAATACATGATCAGGATTTTAAAAAGCAAGAGAGAAGTGATTTATATGTAAATATGCTAAAGGAGGAGTATGAAAATAATCCAACTAATTGCTGGACGCTATGGTATCTAATCAATCATTATTATAAAACAATGGATTTAGACAGCTTTATAGAATGTGGGGTGGGGTTTCTCGAGCATTCTCAGCTTGATGAAAGATTTTTGGAGGTCAAAAGAGGGCTAGAGCAAATTTTAAATACTATTGATTTAACAACTTCTCAAAAGCAAAGAATAAATATAGCTCTTCATAATAGATAAAATTTTGATCATTATAAATACTCAATAAAGTCTTTTTTGGAGATTTACATGGCTGTTCCAACTACACGAGATCAATTTAAAGCATATTGTCTTAGAAGGCTAGGTGCTCCAGTTATTGAAATCAATGTTGACGATGATCAAGTAGAAGATCGCGTCGATGATGCTTTACGATATTATTGGGACTATCACTTTGATGGTACTGAGAAAATCTATTATAAGCATTTAGTCACCAATACAGATATAACCAACAAATATATTACTGTTCCAGATAATATAATCGGTGCAGTGAATCTTTTTAATATTGCCGATCCATCTATTCGCTCAGATGACCTATTCAATATTCGCTATCAGATTGCGCTAAACGATCTCTATACACTTACATCTGTATCGATGGTTCCTTATTACATGGTCATGGAACATCTTTCATTGATTTCTGAGATGTTGGTCGGTAAGCAACTTCTACGTTTTAATCGCCATATGAATCGTCTGTACATCGACATGGATTGGAACTCACTCTCAAATGAATATCTACTTGTTGAAGCTTATCAGATCATAGATCCAACGGAATATGTTGACGTCTGGAAAGATCAATGGCTGATGAGATATGCAACCGCTTTGATTAAACGCCAATGGGGTTCTAATCTAACTAAATTTACTGGTATGCAACTTCCCGGCGGATTAACGTTTAATGGCGAGAAGATCTATAATGATGCTGTTGCTGAAATTACAGACTTAGAAGATAAGATGATTAGCAGTTACTCACTTCCTGTTATGGATCTAGTAGGGTAGGATGAACTTTGTATAAATACTCTTGTGTAATTTAAAAGATAGGAGTATTTAGTATGGAAAAGTATGGATTTGTTTATATTTGGAGAGATCGCAAACACAATAGATATTATATAGGTTCTCATTGGGGAACAGAAGATGATGGCTATATATGCAGTTCATCTTGGATGAAAAAAGCTTATAAAAATAGACCACACGATTTTAAAAGAAAAATCATATCTAAAGTATATGAATCTAAATCTGCTTTGCTAGAAGAAGAAAATAGATGGTTAATTATGATTAAGCCTAATGAAATAAAAATTAAATATTACAATTTGCGTATAGAAAATTTTAATCACTGGACAGCTTATCCAGAAAATGTTAAAACTATTCAAGAAAAAATATCTCTCAAAACAAAAGAAGCTATGCAAAAACCTGAAATAAAACATAATTTTAAAGAAGGCTTAAAGACGAGAGACTGCCGTTCTTCTGATGTAGAAGTAAGAGCAAAAAGATCTGAGTCCATGAAAAAGACGATGGCTGAAAAGTTTCCTAACAGAAAACAAAGAGATAAATTTGGATCAGAAGAATACTGTAAAAAAATGGCAGAAAAAACAAAACAGCTTTGGCAAAACCCTGGACATAGAGAGAGCGTAGGAAAAAAGATAAGCCAAAGTTTAATTGGCAGACCTTCTCCTGTAAAAAATACCTTTTGGTGGAATAACGGATTGAAGAATACAAGAAAAGCCGAATGTCCTGGTCCAGAATGGATTAGAGGAAAACTTTAATGTCCACCAGCGTCTTCTTCAATAACTTCACAAGTTCTATGGAACAGAACTTGATTGAGGATCTTATCATCGAATCCATAAAAATATATGGACATGACGTATATTATATTCCAAGAGTATTGAAAAACAAAGACGAGATTTACGGTGAAGATAGCGTATCTGAATATAATCAATCGTATTTTATCGATATATACATCAAAGACGTTTCTGGATTCCAAGGAGAAGGCGATTTCTTATCTAAGTTTAATCTTCAGATCAGAGATCAGATAACTATTACGATAGCTCGTAGAACTTTTTTTGATGAGATAGGAAACATTGAAAGTTATGCAAGACCTCGTGAAGGAGATCTCATATATTTACCATTAAATAAAAAGATCTTTATAATTAAATTTGTTGAACATGAAGCTATATTCTATCAATTAGGTTCCTTACAGACGTTTGATTTGGTGTGTGATCTTTGGGAATACTCAAATGAAAGACTCAACACTGGCATTCCAGAAATTGATATCAAAGAACAAACATATTCATTTGATTTTTCAGCATATCGCATGCTTACAGAAAATTCATATGTTCTTCAGGATGAAGATGGCTATGATCTAGTTCAAGAACAATTCGATTTTATTACTCAGGTCGGAGATTCCTTTGAAAATAATACCGAGATTGAAGCGGAAGCTGATAATATATTAGATTTCTCTGAGGCAAATCCATTCTCAGAAGGAAATTATTAAGATGTTTAATATATTCTATCATGGCACTATAAGAAAGTACATAGTTGCTTTTGGCACGCTTTTTAATGATATTCACATTAATCGCGTAAATTCGAGCAATGAAACTATTCAAACGATAAAAGTACCATTATCATATGGTCCAAAAGAAAAGTTTTTAGCAAGATCAGAAGACGATCCAGATTTAACACGTCCATTTGCTATGGTGCTTCCTCGTATGGCGTTTGAACTCGTCAACATTTCATATGATCCAGAACGCAAGCTTAATACGTTAAATAGAAATGTAAAACAAAATTCTTCGAACACTTCACAATTGTTGTATCAATATCAACCCGTGCCTTATAATTTAGGCATAACTCTTGATATTATGGCGAAGACTACTGATGATGCTGCGCGAATCGTAGAACAGATATTGCCATATTTTACGCCGCAATGGACTATGACATTGAATATGATTCCTGATTTAGGTTTGAACGTAGATGTTCCGGTTATATTAACCACTACGAGTTTACAAGATACTTATGAGGGTGATTTTATAAATCGTCGTGCTATAGTATATTCATTGGGTTTTACGCTGAAAGCTCAACTCTTTGGACCTGTCAGAAAGAGCGGAGTTATCAAGAGAGCCTACACTAATCTATATGTTCCACCTAGTGATACTTCAGCAGATGAAGCTGTAGGAACTCCTATCTCCGAAAGAATAACCACAACTCCTGGTCTACTAGCAAATGGCTCTCCTACTGCAAATGCATCAGTAAGTGTAGATATTTCTTTGATAGATGCTGATGACAACTATGGATACATAATAGATTTTGATGGGATATCGGATACGATAACATGAACGCATCAGATAAAATTATATCAGACGCATTAGACATCGCAGAGTTTGAAGAAGTCACCATAGAACTTTTTCAAGAAGATGACGACTATACGTTTGCTCGAAAGAACCTAAGAAGTATTCTTGAAAAAGGAAGCATAGCATTAGATAAAATGATAGAAGTCGCAGACTTATCTCAGCATCCAAGAAGTTATGAAGTAGTTTCTACATTGATTAATTCTTTATCGACCTCAAATAAAGATTTGCTTGAACTTTCTGAAAAGAAAAAGCGAATAGAAAAAGCCGAAAATAAGATTGATAACAATAACGTTACTAACAATCTATTCATAGGATCTACTGCAGAGCTTCAGAAACTTTTGAAAGGCGAATAATATGGCTTCTGATAGTTATCTTGGTAATCCACTTATCAAGAAATCCAATGTAGCGATCAACTTTACCGCTGAACAAATTCAAGAATATGTAAAGTGCGCTAAAGATCCAGTATATTTT